GTGTTGGTTAGTCTTGCATTGAATAGTGCAGTGCTAGCAGGCTTAGACCTACAAAGACAATCCATGCTGTCCAAGCCTGCCAGGTGCTTGCGATACCGATTAGAGTATCCATTATGTCCTTTCTGAACCAGCAACTCTTGCTGGTCATTTATGACCCAGCAAGATTGCTGGACTGGACAGGCAGAAAGAACGGTTTGTTAAAACATGTGCGCCTGTACTTGTGCAGAGAGACAGCCACCGCGCACCTGCTCTGCCGTGCTGTCAGGTGCGCATGCGTAGCATGCTGGGACAGGGCAGCGCACCGCTTGCGGTGCCTGCTCTGACCCAGGGTTTTTAAGCCGACTTGTAACTCTCTATTGTAACTCCAGTTATATATTTCTGTGACAGGCACCACTGCTACAATATGTTAAAAATAAAGGACTTTCTGCTCTGTTTATAACAGTTTTATAACATTCTATAACATTTTAATAAAATTCTGTCCGCTTTTGTATTTTGGACGGATTAGTTATATATGAGGGATAAATTTATTTATCCCTCCTGTACTGCTATGCTAACAGTACGAAATCTCTTTTTAAGAGAGATTTCGTCTGCTGTACAGACTGTGACAACAGCCCAGCAGTAACAGTTACATTCTTCAAGTATGGTGTATTAGGATTGGTGCGTGCATGGGTTTTGAGAAGGGTAAAAAGAACCCTTCCCACGGTAATGCAAACGAGACCAAGCAGAGAGTGCTTGATTTTGTATCACAGGGGATAGGTGTACAAGAAGCACTAAAAATGGTAGGTAGGCAACCTGCCACCATTAGGCAGTGGATGAGCAGGGACCCATCCTTTGCCAAAAAACTAGAAATAGCCAAAGAAGAGGGCGCGACTAGAGAACTCTCTGGCGATAAGTACCAGGTCGAATTTGCCGAATTTTCAAAAAATTTTTTAGGCAGTTCCATCTTCCCTCACCAGCAAAATTGGATAGATGTTTTAGAGGGGCGCAAACCAAGTTGGCTTCACCCATCTATGGTGTATGAACCCTCAGACCCAACTAGACTTTTAATCAATGTGCCCCCAGAGCACGCCAAGAGTACAACCGTCACGGTAAATTACTCTACCTACAAAATTTGCATGGACCCTGACAATACTCGGATTATTGTTATTTCCAAAACTCTGACTAAAGCCCAAGAGTTCGTATACTCAATCAAGCAAAGATTGACCCACCCTATGTGGGCTAAACTTCAGGCTACCTATGCTCCTCCTGGCGGATGGAAAGAGGAAGCCGACTCTTGGAAACAGAATGCAATTACACTTTCTCGTACTTCCACAGAAAAGGACCCTACCGTCCAAGCCCTTGGTATTGGTGGTCAGGTGTATGGTGCGCGCGCCAATTTAATAATTCTTGACGACTGCGTAACAGGCGCCAACGCCCATGAGTACGAGAAACAACTTGAGTGGATTCAAAAAGAAGTAATCACTCGTCTTGATGATGAGGGAGTGCTTCTAGTAGTAGGTACGCGCTTTGCTGCCACCGACCTCTATAAAGAAATCCGCAACCCTAAACACTGGTCAAATGGCATAAGTCCATTTACCTATTTTGCTATGCCAGCAGTTTTAGAATTTGCTGACGAACCCAAAGACTGGAAAACACTTTGGGAGAAAACTGACGTCAAAGGCACTAGCAAAAAAGAACCTGATGAAAACGGCTTGTATACTAAGTGGGACGGTCCAGCCCTGTACCGTAGGCGTGGTGAAGTAACCCCTAGTACTTGGGCTATGGTTTACCAACAGCAGGACATTCAAGAAGATTCAATCTTCCGCCCTGTCTGTGTGCAAGGTTCCGTTAATGGCATGCGCCGTGTAGGTCCTATTAATACAAAAGCGCCAGGTCATCCTAAGAATGGTGACTGGTATTTAATCATGGGTCTTGACCCAGCCATGAGTGGTAAGACCGCAGCCGTAATGTTGGCGTATGACCGCCAAACTCAAAGACGTTATGTGCTTGATGTGTACAACATGGAAGACCCTAACCCTCAAAAAATTCGCGCTTTGATGGAAGATTGGGTTAACAAGTACCACCCACAAGAATTAAGAATTGAAATCAATGCCCATCAAAAGGCGTACCAACTAGATGAAGAACTAAACCAGTGGATGGCATCTAGAGGTATTCAGTTCCGCTCACACTTTACTGGTAAAAATAAATGGGACGTAGACTTTGGTGTTGCCTCTATGGCTTCGCTATTTGGCACAGACCGTGATGGCAAACACCAAGATGATAATCTAATTGAACTACCTTCCTCTGAAGGCAATGAGCACGTAAAGGCTCTAATAAATCAATTAATAACTTGGGCACCTAACGCTAAAAAATATCAACCAACCGACTGCGTTATGGCTCTTTGGTTTTGTGAGATTAGAGTTAAAGAACTAATTCAGATGTCTGGATTTGCTCAATCACATTCTTTTAACCGCTATGCAACTCGTGCTGGTATAAACCAGCGTGGCGTTGTTAACTTAGATGAACTTGCTGCAGCACAATATGCTGAAGCATACTTATAGGAGTTTGAATGGCACTATCAGTGCAACAAATCTCAGACAAGGTAGAGGCTCTTAAGCGTCGCTACTCTGATAGAGATGCTCGTATGGCGAATGTACTATCGGTACGTCGTGGAGAGATTCAATCTGTATTTCCAGATTTCTTTCCTGAAGGTATGCCAGCACCAATGGTTGCCAACTTTATTGACGTAGCAGCAAGAGATTTAGCAGAAGTGCTTGCGCCACTACCAAGTTTTAACTGCACTACAGCAAAAGTAACTTCTGACCGCGCTAAGTCGCAGGCAGAAAAACGTAGCATGATTGTTAATTATTATATTCAATCATCTCGTTTACAAACCCAAATGTATACTGGGGCTGACTGGTTCCTAACATATGGCTTTTTGCCGATAGTAGTAGAATTGGATGTTGACAACAGTCAGCCTCGCATACGTGTAGATAATCCTTTAAGTTCTTATCCAGAGTTTGACCGTTTTGGTCGCATAACTTCTTACAGCCGTCGTTATTACAAGACTATTGCTGAATTAGTTGCAGAGTTTCCAGACCTAGAAGCGCAAATTATTGGTCCTGAAGGTCGAGATATGACCGATATGTACTCCATGTTGGAAATGATTCGCTACGAAGATGACGACCAAATAGTTTTATTCCTACCATCTCGTAAAGATTTAGTACTACAAAGAAGTGAAAACCCATTAGGCGAGATACTTGTACGCGTAGCAAGACGTCCAAGTATTGATGATGAACCACGCGGTCAATTTGATGACGTTGTGTGGGTACAACTTGCTCGTTCTCGTTTTGCATTACTAGCATTAGAAGCAGCAGAGAAGAGCGTTCAGGCTCCGCTCGCATTGCCAAATGACGTTCAAGAGTTGGCTTTTGGTCCAGACGCTGTGTTGAGAAGTCAAAACCCTCAGCAGATTCGCAGAGTCGGACTTGATATACCGCCAGTCGCATTTACTGAACAAGCAGTGTTGCAGCAGGAAATGCGTTTGGGCGCACGCTATCCAGAAGGAAGAACTGGCAACATTGATGCCAGTATCATTACTGGACAAGGCGTCCAAGCGTTATTAGGTGCTTTTGATTCTCAGATTAAAGCAGGACAACAAGTACTATCTCAAACTTTTGAAGATGTAATTTCGTTGTGCTTGCGTGCAGATGAGAAGATATTCCCATTTGAAAAGACCGCGCGCGGATATAATGACGGTGCACCATACGAACTTAAGTACAACCCAGCCAAAGATATTAAGGGTGACTACACGGTAGAGGTTCGTTATGGTTTAATGGCTGGACTAGACCCAAGCCGTGCTTTGATTTTCTCACTACAGGCACTAGGCGGAGAACTAGTATCCAAGGAATTTGTAATGAGCGAACTACCTTGGTCGCTTAACGTAAGTAAAGAAAAAGAACGCATTGACATTGAAAAGATGCGTGATAATTTAAATCGTGCAGTAAATGCTGCAGCAGGTGCATTGCCAGAAATGATTGCAACTGGACAAGACGCATCTCAATTGTTATCTAAATTTGCAGACATTATTGAGAAACGTCGTGATGGTATGGCTATTGAGGATGCTGTTAAAGAAGCATTTACTCCTGAGCCGATTGAAGAACCTACTCCAGCAGAGGCTGCCCTTCCACAAGGGGTTGCAGCGCAACCGTCCCCACCTGGCGCTCCCTCTGGTAGCCCTGCTGGAGCCCCTCCTGAATTAGCAGCAATTATGGCGCAACTGGCAGGTTAAAATGGATAAGATTGATGCACAACCAGAGTACGTCAAACTATTTAGTGAAGCCATTGATGGTTATGCAAAAGCAAGATTTCCACAAGGTGCCCTAACCACAAGTTTAATTTTAATTGCAGAATTTATAGACGCAGATAATCAATATCATCTAGATGCTTTGTCAGATGGCAAGACCCCACCTTGGAAGTTAAATGGAATGCTTGCACACGCAACAGATATTCTAGTAACTTCAGAAACAAATTTTTTAGAAGATGAGGACTAATGGCAGTTAGAGAACAAGTATCTGGACCAGGAAGAAATTCTAAAAGAACAGATATGAATGTCTCCAAGCAACCAACTAGATACATTAGTGGTGGTAACTATGGAGAAGGTCAGGAGTTGTTAGCCCAACAACAGGCTGCACCCATGGCTGGCAAAAGACCTCCAATTAATTTACGTTCAGTAGGTCCAGTAACTTCTTTAATGGCACCAACTGAATTACCTACTCAACCTTTAACTACTGGAGTAGATGTTGGACAAGGTGCTGGTAGTGAAATTTTAAATTTGCCAATGGGTTCACGAGTAGGTTTTTCTCAAGCATTAAGAGAAGCAGCAAGATTTGATGAGACAGGTGAAGTTTCAGCAATTATGTTAGCCTACGAACAGAGTCCGTTTAATGGATGAGATTGTATCTAGAGTATCTCCAAGTCTTGCACTTGCTGCATATAAAGCAAACCTAAGCACTCCTGCTAAAAACGCAATAACCCAATACTCTTATGTATTTGATAAACATCGTGAACTTTTAAATGCTGAACCAGAAGATGCTTTTAATGAGTTTCAGCAACTTGACCCTGGTTTGCAAGAAACTTTAAAGGCTTTATTCGGTGAAACAGATTATTCTAATAAACCAGTTAATTGGACTTTAGGTAAAAAATTTGTTGAAGTTTTAAAAAGTCCTTTTCGTAGTTTGTATGGTGCTGCCGTTAATTACACAGAGGCTTTAAATACGCCAGTTCGTGGTGTTACTGCAGTTTTACAAGGTGAGCCAATAACTTCTAAAAAGACTTGGACTTATGGATGGGATGGCAGGTCTGTATTTGATAGAGATGAAGTCGCTAAATTAGATGAGCAATATGGTGCTGCTATTGGAATTGTTGCTAGAGGATTAGCACAAGGCAAAACCCCTGGAGAAACTTTAGCAGACGAAGGCGAATTAACAGAAGAATTAATTCGTGCTATGGATTTGGTATTTAACGAACCAGAATTATTTGGTCAAATATTAAATCAATACAAAAACGCTCAACTAAGTCCTGGTCGTGTAATTACCAGAGCGTTTATGGGTAATCGAGCCACTAGCGATTCTCTTTATAATGTTGCTTTTAATACTTTCTCAGGAACTTTTGATGCTGCTTATCAAATACTTCTAGACCCTTTAACTTATGTTACTTTTGGCATAGCACCTTTAGCACGTTTAGGTTTAACTAAATCTCAACGTTTAGGGCAATTAGTTTCTAAAGGTCAAGTTGGAGTTAGGGAAGTATTTAAAGACCCTGAAGTTAAACAAGTTTGGAATGAACTTGGTGCTGTATTAAAACAATACTCTGAGGCTAAAACTCCACTTGCAGCAGCCAGACAAAGAGAAATAATTGCTAGAGATTTTCCTGCTTATGATGAACAATCTACTATTACATTACTTTCTGATGCTAAGGTATATGACGCTAAAGCCGCTGAAGATTTTTTTGCAGAAATGGAAAACTTTAATTTACTTTTTAGTGGTAGAGTTTCTAACGTTGATATGTTTCGCGGTCAATCAGTACTTGCTGCTACAAAAAGTAGAGAAATAAAAAAGAAAATAGTACAGACTACTAGTAGTTTTTGGAAAGGCGTTACCCAAAAGGGTGACTTAACTCCACAACAAAAAGAATTATTTGCTCAAGATTTCATAAAAGCACTTACTGATATTGGTGAAAATACTTCTTTGGCTGCTGCTAAAGCCTCTGATTTGTCAAGAAGTGGTGCACTATCCATCGCTGAAGATAGTTTAGTAGGTTTTAGAAAGTTAACTAATAAACTTCGCATTCATCCAGGCTTTAGAGGGATTAAAGTTACCAATCCATTAAAAGACAAAAATGGTAAAATCATTGATGCTGGGGTTGACGAAACTTTAGATGTAGTTGAAAGCCTTGCTGGTTTAACAATGTCTAAGCCTTTAGGTAGAATTTTTGGACAACTGTTTCGTAATTTAAATACTCCTGGCGATAGAGTACTTGCGTTGCGTGGACTTTACACTTACACATTGCACAGAATGGGAATTGGTGCAATGGAAGGTGGGGATGATTTTATAAGACAAATACTAGATGAGAAGTTTGCAGATGCTGCAGGTTTTTTATCTAAGGAAGAATCTCTTTTTCCAAGACAATTTGAAGATATTGTTAAGACAGACCCTGCAACTGGTGCAGTTAAAGAGATGCAAAGTTTTGGTGCTGTTCACGCATACAACGAAACTCCAACAATTGGACAGATTGACTGGATACAAGTAGGAAGATTTGCTTCTGGACAACTTGCTCGCGAAGGAACTGGTAGTAAAACAGAATTTTTAAAGCGTGCTGGTAAGTTAACCAACAGTCCTTTAGTTCAATTTATTAATGATACTTGGACTTTCTTTACACTAGTACCAAAATTAGGTATTAAATCTACAATAGATGAGCAATTGTTCTTCATGCTTTTTGCACAAAAAGAAGCAATGTGGAATTATTTAAGTTTAAGAGGTCGTCAGGCTGCTACTATTGCTGGTGTTACTCTAAGTGGACCATCAAAGTTTATTTCTTTTATGAGAGATAAACTTAAAAACTACTCTGGTGCTATTAGTGATGAAGCAAGAGCATTCATTATTAAAGAAAATACTAATCCAGAAAATGTTAATAGGGCTTTAGGGGTAAAGGCTGTTGAAGAAGTAACTGCACGCTCTAGGTTTACCCCAATGAAAGACATTGAAATTGAAGATACTCTAGATGGTCTTGAATTTAATGCTATGGCTAGTGCTGGTGTTACTGCTAATATAACTAGTCGTGGTGGTTTAGGTGGTACTGTAGAAGTTCCTTATATTAACTTAGACCCTAACAATACTTTAACTAAAAAAATTGAAACTTTAGGCGGAACCATAGGTTCTACCTTTACAAGAGTATCAGATAATCTAGATAAACGTCAACGTGCTACCGTTCAATGGTACGAAACAATTAAAAGATTTGGTTTTAACAAGTTTAAAATTGGCAATAAAACTTATTTTAACCCAGCATTAAGTTTTTTTAAGTTTAATGGATTTCGCAGAACAGAAGATATTACCCTTGCCATTGATGATGCCATGGAACAAGTTGGCTTTAAAAAAGCAGGAGATACTTGGGAGATTTCAGAAGCCAAAAAAATAAGTGCTTTTAACGGTGGTTCTGCAGATGCAGCAGTAAAACGTAAATATGGTCAAACCGAAGTTGATATTGCAAAAGAAAGAATTACTTTAATATTTGCTGATTTGTTTAATCAGTTTAATGGTGGTCCAGAAAAAGCATTCAATCAAAAACTGTGGGATTTAATAAGCCAAAGAACTGCACCTGCTGCAAATGCTGCAGATACTTTGTCTTTAAGCCAAGTATTTAGAGATTTAGACTTTGAAGATTTTTTTGTAGCGTCTCAAGATAATTTAATATCTGGACCATTTAAAACTAATATTCAATTTGCTGGTACTGATTCTGTATCTTCAATTGCTAAAGCAAGAGATAAACTATGGGAGTTGATGGATAGGCAGGTAACTGCATTACATCGTCAACCAGCCTGGTGGTCTATGTATCTTGCCAAAAGAGAGATATATAGACAAGCGGAATTAGATTATGTAGATGTAATTTTGCAAAAAGACCCTGAATTTGGGTTAGCGTCGGCTAAATTATTAGCAAAGAAACGATATACAGAAATTGCATCTCAAGAAGCAACCAATGAATTATTAAAATTTGTAGATAATCCATCTATTCGTTCGCAACTGGCTTGGTCTGCTAGGAATATAGGTAGATTTTATCGTGCTACTGAAGACTTTATGAGACGTGTTTATCGTTTGCGTAAAGCCTCTTTGCCTGTTCTTTACAGATTAAGACTTGCTTCATTGGGTCTTGAAGGTACTGGATTTATTCATGAAGACGCCCAGGGTGAACGTTATGTAATGCTACCTATGGATGACTTTATGTTCCAAGCATTAAATCCAATTATGACTACCATTGCTGGTGGCAGTGAATCTGCTTATAAGCAACCATCGTTTAGTGATTTTACTTTAAAGTTATCATTTGCAAACCCTTCATTATCTGCAGATGCTGCAACTCCAACGCTTTCTGGTCCAGTTGCAGCAGCAAGCGTTTGGTTATTTAAATCTGTAGTTGGTTCATTGCCAGGAACTACTGGCGATTTAATTGCTGACAGAATAGATAACATGGCTTTAGGTTCTATTGGGGATAACTTAACCTTAAGGCGTGCAATTATTCCAGTTACCTGGGATAGGGCTTGGAGAGTTTTAACTTCTGATGAAAGAGAAAAGCAAGAAATAACAGCAATTCATCAGGCAATTGCTTACAATCAAGCAAATGGTAATGGATTACCAGTAGATGCTACTCCAGAAGAAAAGTACGAATACATAAAAGGAATAAAGATTAGTGCTCACAACGTAGTAGCACTTAGAAATATTCTTGGTTTGACTCCACTTCCTTTTGGTATTGGAGTTCAGGAATCAAAAGAAGTTCCGGACTACTTAAAAGAAGTGGGCTTTACATCTGTTCGTCAAGAGTTTTTTGATATCTATGAAAACCTCATCAAGGCTCCTAACCCTCGTCAAGATGATTTATACGAAGAAGCATTAGTTACCTTTATAGGTAGAAAGCCAAATCGTTTAGTTTATACAGTGTCAAGAAATGATAAAGTAAGAGAGATTGCTTTTCTTAAGACAGATGCTGTAAAAGATTGGACTATTAAAAATCAAAAATTAGTTGATACTTATGGAGATGTAGCATTTTTATTAGCACCTGATGTTGGCGACTTTAGTCCAAGTTCTTACGCTTGGTTTGAAGCAGCAGGTTTATTAAAGAGTAGAGAGTTAGAATCTTTCTTAAATGAAGTTCAAGTTGCTGTTGATAGACAACTTTATTTTGATGCTGAAGATAGAGCATTCGAGCAATTATCTAAAACTTTAGATATTAATAAGCGTGCAATGATTAAAGCCAATGCTTCAAGAGTTAGACAGGGTTTAAGAATTGCTAATCCATTTTTAGATTATGCTTTACAGCAAGGTGACTTTGGTATTTCTAAACAAGAAGAAATGTTTAAGCAATTAAAAATTATGTTGGCTGACCCTGACTTAGAAATTAGCGTAAACGACAAAAAGAAATTAGTTTCTGCTATAGAAATAGTAGATGATTCTTTGCAATTTTTTGATTATCAAACCAATGTTAAACCATATAATTATGTAAAGAATAAAAAGATTTACAGAAATCAAGCCATCGCAGACTTGAAGAAGTTATCTCTTGGCGATGCAAACATATCTTCTGCAAGAAAGGTTATATTCGAACCAATGCTTAGATTTAAATCTAGAGATGTACTTTAAGGTAGATAATGGCTGAATCAAAAGTAGAACAATTACTTTCAGGTAATAATGAATTTAAATGGGATGATAAATTAAAGGCTTGGATTCCAGTTCGTAAGTCAACTGTAATTACACCAGATACCTCTAGTGCTCCTGCTGATTCATTGTTTACTTTAACAGAAAGTCAATTAACCCAACTTGAAGCGGTTAATGAAATTGAAAATTTTTATTTTCCCTTAGAAATAATTGATGAGCGTGGAGTTGATTCTGTTGCTAAAGATACTATAAAAATTCCTTGGAATGTTATAGATAGTTATCATCAAGCAAACTTAAAAGCAAAACAAACTATTGACCCTGAAACTCCAACTCTTGCTCAAGTTAAAGAATATGTTACTACTGGAGTTATAACAAAACCAGTTGGACCTCAAGCATATTCCACTAGTTACGATATAGATGAAGTAAAAAGTTCAGGTGCGGTAGAAGTTATAGCCGAAGATGGAACTGAAAGTTTTAATTTTCTTTTGCCAGATGCTACCAGTGCAGAGGGTGGTTTAGTATCACAACCTGCAGTACTTTTACCAGACCCTGCAACTAAAAAGTTTTATGTTGATACTTTGGAAAACGCAGTTGAACTGTATTCAAGAAGTTATGTAAAAAATGGCAAAGTAGCCGAGATAAAAAAGAAGTTATGGGAATCTGGCTACATTGATGATGCAAGTTATTTAAAGTCTATTCAAGGTTCTGCTGCAGATTTACCAGATGCTGCCTTAAGAATTGGTTTAGCAACAGCATTTACTGAAACAAGTATTTACAATAAGGCTAGAATAGATTCAGGCAGACGAGACTTGATGGATTTAGATTCTCACATAGCAGATGTTTATAATCCAAAAATCTTGGTAGGCGAAGAGTATTCAGACGTGCCAACTCCAGGTTCTATTGACGCTATACTGGAAAACGCTTATCAATTAAAACAAGGACGCCGACCAACTACATCTGAGTTTGAGGCTTTTAGAGATATTGTTGAAAATGAAATTATGGGAAAGCCTTCTCAAACATTTCAAGTAAAAACTCCTAGTGGTTTTTCAACAGCAGTTACTTACGAAGGTTTTGATTTAGTTGACATACAACAATTAGCAGAAGAACGTGCAAATCAAAGTCCAGGACGCTCTGCTTATTACGGTGCAACTAATTTTTCTCAAGGATTTATGGACGCAATCAGGGGAGAGTTTGGTTCGGGTACTGAGTCATTAGAAGAATTGCTAAGGTAATGGCTAAATACACAGAAGAAGAAATTAAAAATATTTTAATTCAGGCTGGCATTCCGTTAAAGGACCATCCTATAATGATTGCTATTGCAATGGCTGAGTCATCTGGCAATCCAGATGCTGTTGGTGACAAAGATTTAGTTAATGCTAAATGGGGCGAAAGTATTGGTTTATTTCAAATACGTAGTCTTCGCAAACCATCAGATTACTCAGGTGCAGATACTTTAAGAGATAAAGAAAAATTATTTGACCCAGTTTATAACGCTAAGGCTGCTTACGAAATAAGCCGTCAAGGAAAAAACTGGACTGCTTGGACTACTTTTACTTCAGGTGCTTATGAAAAATATTTATCTCAAGACTCTAGGGTTTTCAGTAGGTCAACTAGCAAGAGAAGAAGCAATCAAGAAAGAACATTACCTGGATTTGGAAAAGGCAGGTCTAAACCATTGAGTTTTGAAAGCGTATTAGAGTTTGATGAATCTGAATTAGATTTATCTTTTGTTCAAGCCATTGCTAATTCTGTTCCAGAAGTTAAAAGAATTTATAACCAAGCAGTACTTGGAGATTGGTCTGCTGCAAAAGTATCTGAGGCTATAAGAAAAACAGATTGGTTTAGAAACACTCCAGCAGAAATGCGTTCTAAACAAGCAATGCAAGCAGGAGACCCTGCTACATTTCAAACATTAATTGAAGATACTATGGACTCAGTTAGGCAATTATTTATTGATGCAGGTGCAGAACAAGATGAAAAAAAGATTAGACAACTTGCTGAAAGAAGTGTAATTTTTGATTTAACAGAAGAGCAGTTAAGAGAGATTGTTGTAGATTCTATTGACTTTACTTCTTCATTTCTTAAAGGTCTTGCTGGTTCTACGGCTACAAGCGTAAGGTCTGTAGCACAATCCTTTGGACGCGTACTTCCTAAAGATTCTGCTTATTTTAAAAATACAATTAAAGATATCTTAACAGGTAGAAAAACTTTAGATGATGTTACTATTGAATTTAGGCAAGATGCAATTAATGCATTCCCTGCTTATAAAACAAGATTTGAAGCAGGAGCAACCTTAGACGATGTTAGTGCCCCATACAAAACAGTAATTTCAGATATTTTAGAGTTGCCCTCTGATTCAATTAATTATTCTGACCCGTTACTTAAAAGACTTTTACAGTCAACTGATTCTAATGGAAATCCAAGAGCAACGGCTATTTACGAAGCAACTCAATTAGCAAAACAAGACAATCGTTGGCAGTTTACCAAGAACGCTCAAGAAGAAATACTTAGTGCTTTGATGGGTTCTATTAACGTACTTAGAAAAGTATAGGAATATTTAATGGCTAAAAGAGTAGACGCAGTAAAGAAAGCAATTGATGCTATACCTGGTTTGACTGGTGCACAAAAGAAAGTTTTACAAACTCAAGCAAACACTATTGCAGCAAGCAAGGGTGGCAAGACAACCATCGGTAAAGGTGAACTTGCTGAGATAAATAAACTTATTGAATCTGCTGGTGGAAAAAGTGTATCTGCAACTACAACTGCTAAAGGATATACAGCACCTGAACCAGAGCCAGAGCCAGACCAGGGCAAACCAGACTGGATGCTTCAATGGGAGATGCAACAAGAAGCAGCAAGAGAGGCTGCAAAGGTTAGTGCTTTTGATTTAGCACGCACCTTTGCTAATCAATATGGAATAGGTGCTTCTATTGCTGACCGTATTATTGACATGGTTGCAAATCAAGGATACACCTCAGAGGCTGTTGCACTTGCTATTCAAGACACTCCAGAATACAAACAAAGATTTGCAGGTTTAGAACTTTATAAAAAGAAATATGCTACAGATATTGCAGCAGGAACTAAGGCTGAGCCTCCGACTGCTGCAGAGTATATGGAAATAGAAAGAAGTTATCAAACAGTTTTAACTTCTTTTGGTTTAGGTGAATTAGCAAATCGTCAAACATTTGCTGAGTTAATTGGTAATGATGTTTCTCCATATGAAGTTCAAGAACGTGTTGTAAAAGTTTATGACAAGATTAATAATGCAGATGAATTGCTTAAACAACAATTACAAACTTATTTTCCAAATTTAGGAACTAGTGATTTTGCAAAGGCTTTACTAACTGGAACTAGCCCACAAGACATGGCTGCTGAATTGCAACGTAAAATCTCAAGAGCAGAAATTTCTTCTGAAATGAGTAGGTTTGGTTTGGGTGTTAGACAACCTTTATCGCAAGAACTAGAGACCCTTGGAGTTACAAGAGAACAAGCCCGAACTGGCTTTGGAAAAATTGCAGAACAATTACAACCTGCTGAAAAGTTAGCACAAATTTATGAAGGAACTTCTGCAGGTATTGAAGAAGAATTAATTGGAGAACAATTTAAAGGATTGCAATCACAACGTCGTAAAAGACTAGAACAGCAAGAGCGTGCTGCATTCGCTGGCTCTTCTGGTATTTCTGAGGTTTCACTAAAGAGACAAACCGCAGGAACATTTTAAACCTCCACAGCAGGACCTACCAGCCCCTGCGTGAGTACAAGTCTGGGAGTAAGAGCCACGTCAATTCGCCCCCTGTTTTGATGTGAGGCTTACGTCAACTACTAATGATGGGAGAAGTTGCCATGAGCAACAACCGAAACAACTGGAACGATGACATCACTGACGAGTTCGATGATGACAATACTGCAACTGAAACTGATTTACTTAAGCAATTAAGAAGATTAGAAAAAGAGCAGTCAAAGAAAATCAAAGAACTTGAACAACAATTGACAGGTTATAAAGTCAAAGAACGTGAGTCAACGGTTCAGTCAGTTCTGGAGTCGATGGGCGTTAATCCAAAGATTGCTAGATTTATACCACAAGATATTGAAGTTAATTCTGAAACAGTTGAAAACTGGGTAAAAGAAAATGCAGATGTATTTGGTATAACTCTTGAGAAACAAGAAGTTCCTCAAGATTTAGCAACCCTTCGACAAATTGACACCATTGCCGCATCAGGACAAACTCCTATCGGTATGGATGACATGATGCTTCGCATCGACCAAGCAACAGATGCTTCAGAAATTCTCGCAATGATTAATGGAGTATCTGACGATAACTAAGATAAGGAAAACCATATAAATGGCTAATGCATATACCGCTCTTTCTGGCGGCACTGCAGCAACCAATGGTGGTCTTGGTGGCGGTGCATATTCAAGCAATGACAACGTAGGTACTTTTACTCCATCTAATGGAGCAGGTCTTGTACAAAAGGCTTACGACCGTCTTGTAGAATTTGCACTTCGCTCACAACCATTATTGCGTTCAGTTGCTGACAAGCGTCCAGCAAGACAAGCAATGCCAGGTTCGTCTGTAGTCTTTCAGATTTACAACGACCTAGCAAAGGCAACCACTGCTCTATCCGAGCAAGTTGACCCTGATTCAGTAGCGATTGGTAGCCCAAGTGCCGTTACCGTAACT